AGGCGAAGGCCGAATGGAACCGCATCGTCCCCGAGCTGAAGCGGCTGGGGCTCCTGACGCAGATCGACCGGGCCTCCCTGGCGTCGTACTGCTCGGCCTGGTCCGATTTCGAGCGCGCCGAGCGGGTCCTGGCGAACCGCCCGCTGACGGTGGTGGCGGGGAACGGCACGGAGATCCAGCACCCGGCCCTGGTGATCAAGAGGGCGGCGATGGAGAAGATCCGGCAGTTCGCCGCGGAGTTCGGCTTCACGCCGGCGGCGCGCGCACGCGTGCACGCACCAGGTGCCGATGAAGGCGAAGACGAAGACGAGAAGTTCTTCGGCGGCCCGCGGCCGGCGCCGCCCCCCAGCCCCGCGACGTAACGTCCAGGGACCCTACTGGTTCGACAAGGCCGCCGCCGATCGGGCCTGCGAATTCTTCCCCCGGTTCCTGGTCCACACGAAGGCCGAGTGGGCGGGGCAGCCATTCGAGCTGGAGAAGTGGCAGCGGAACGAGATCATCCGGCCGCTCTTCGGTTGGAAGCGCCGCGCCGACGGCCTGCGCCGCTACCGCCTGGTCTACGTCGAGATCCCCAGGAAGAACGGGAAGTCCGCGATCGTCGCCGGCATCGGCCTGTACCTCCTGCACTGCGACGGCGAGCCGGGGGCCGAGATCTACAGCCTGGCTAAGGACCGCGGCCAGGCCGCCGTGGTGTTCGACGTCGCGCGGGAGATGTCGCGCGCCAGCGCGAAGCTCAAGTCCCGCAGCGTCATCCTGCGGCGCGAGATCTTCGTGCCGTCGACGGGGGGCTTCTACCGGGTCCTCAGCGCGGACGTCCCGACCAAGGAGGGGCTGAACCCGCACGCCATCCTGTTCGACGAGCTGCACGTCCAGGACGACCGCGAGCTCTGGGACACCATGCGGACCGGCGGCGGCGCCCGGCGCCAGCCCATCACCATCGCCATGACGACCGCGGGGTTCAGCAAGAAGACGCTCTGCGGCGAGGTGCACGACAAGGCCCTCGCCGTGCGGGACGGCCTGGTCGAGGACGACAGCTTCCTGCCGGTGGTCTACGCCAGCAAGAAGGGGGACGACTGGGAGGACCGCAAGGTCTGGCGGCGCTGCAACCCGAACCTGGGCGTGTCGGTCAAGCCGGAGTTCCTCGAGCAGCAGTACCGCGAGGCCAAGGAATCGCCCGCCTTCCAGAACACCTTCCGGCGCTACTACCTGAACGAGTGGGTGCAGCAGGAGTTCCGGTGGATCGACCAGAAGAAGTGGGCGGCCTGCGCCGGCGCCCTCGAGTACCAGGAGCTGCTCGAGCGGCTGAAGGGGCGCGCCTGCTACGCCGGCCTCGACCTCTCGACCGTCACCGACCTGTCCGCCCTGGTCCTGCTCTTCGACAGCTGCATCGATCCGGACGATGCGGACTACCCGTCCGAGGAGGAGCTCGAGGCGGACCCGCATGCGCCAAAGGTGCCGGGCTTCGAGTATGGGGATCCCCTCCCCAGCTATGACGTCCTCAGCTGGTTCTGGTGCCCGCAGGAGGGGATCCGGATCCGGGCGAAGAAGGACCGCATGCCGTACGACGTCTGGGCGCGCGACGGATGGCTGACCGCGACTGAAGGGGACGCCGTCGACCACGGCGCCATCCGGAAGAAGATCAACGACCTCGGCCAGGACTATCTGATCCAGGAGGTCGCCGTCGATGCCTGGAACGCCCACAAGCTGATCACCGAGCTCGAGCAGGAGGACGGGTTCACCATCGCCCGGGTCAGCCAGGGATTCGGATCGCTGAGCGCCCCGACGAAGGAGCTCGACATGCTGTACCGTCGACGGCAGATTCGGCACGGGGGGCAGCCGGTGCTCGCCTGGTGCGCCGACAACGTGACGCTCGACCAGGATCCGTACGGGAACTGGAAGCCGTCCAAGAAAAAAAGCCGTGAGAGAATTGATGGTATTGTCGCGCTGGTCAATGCGCTGGCGCGCGCGCTTGTGAGCGAGGGAACGCTCGAGGATGCCCGAATCGAAACCCTCTGATCCGCCCGCCGCGGCCACCGGCCCGGCCGAGTCCTCCACCTACTTCGTCGCGGCCGGCGTCCTGCTGCTCGCCGTGGGCGCGGGGCTCTTTCATTCGGGCGCGGGCCTCATCATCGCCGGCCTGGCCTGCGTGACGGTCGGCATCCTGGGCGCGCCGAGGAAGCGATGATCCAGACCCTCTCCCGCGCCATCGACTTCGCCCGCCGCTCGATCGAGAACCCGAACTCCCCCTGGTATCAATCGATCCTCGACGCCATGAGCGGCAGCATGTCGAAGAGCGGGATCCTCGTCACACAGGACTCCGCGACGAGACTATCCGCGTTCTGGCGCGGCGTGCGCCTGCTCTCCGAGACGCTGGCCTCCGTGCCGCTCTGCCTGTACGAGCGCCAGGAGCCCCGCGGCCGCCGGAAGGCAATGGAGCATCCGCTCTTCCGTCTGCTGCACGACGAGCCGAACCCCGACATGACGTCGTTCTTCATGCGTGAGTGCATGCAGGCGCAGCTCGTCACCGTCGGCGACGGCTACGGCGCAATCCGCCGGGACGGCGGCGGAAATATCCGGCAGATCTGGCCGCTCCGGAGCAGCCAGGTCGAACCGAGACGCACCGCGGGCCGGCTCTCCTATTTCGTGACCCTGACGGACGGCACGCGGGAGGAATGGGGGCCGGGCGACATCCTGCACGTGCCCGGCATCAGCTTCGACGGCCTCCACGGCAAGTCGGTCCTGTCGGCCGCGCGCGACGTCATCGGTTCGGGGGTGGCTGTGCAGGATTACGGCGCGACCTTCTTTCGGAGCGGGGGGCGCCCGCCCGGCGTCGTCGAGACGCAGATGCCGACGATCAACAAGGACAACAAGAAGAACCTCGAGGAGACCTGGCTGTCGGGCCGCGGGGAGGACTGGCACAAGGTGGCGTTCCTGCCGAAGGGCATGAAGTACACGGCGGCCGGCATCTCGCCGAACGATTCACAGTGGCTGGAGAGCCGCAAGTTCTCGGTCCCGGAGATCGCCCGCGTGCTCGGAGTGCCCCCGCACCTGCTCTACGACCTGGATCGCGCCACCTTCAGCAACATCGAAATGCAGTCGCTCGAGTTCGTCATCTACACCATGCGCCAGTACTTCGTCCGGTGGGAACAGGAGCTGAACCGGAAGCTCCTGCTGCCGGCGGAGCGGGTCCGCTACTACTTCGAGTTCAACGCCGACGGCCTGATGCGCGGCGACGCGGCGGCGCGCACCACGTTCTACCAGGCCGGCCGCCAGTGGGGTTACCTTTCGGCCAACGACATCCGGGCGCTCGAGAACCAGCCGGACATCGGCCCTGGGGGCGACGTCTACCTGACCCCCATCAACATGGCGAACGCCCAGGAGCTCGTCGACGGGGGCGGGTCCCAGCCGGCGTTGGTTGCTCGGCAGCTCCTCTACCTGATGGCCAATCGGGAGGCCTCGCAGCGCCAGCTGCCTCCGGCGCCGGCCTCGCCGCCGCAGCTCGAGGACCGGGCGGCACGGAGTCTCCGGAGCCTGCGGCTCAGGCGCCGGATCCGCAAGACCCAGAGGCAGCAGCTCGAGGACCGGGCGCGCGTCATCATCACGCGTGAGATCGGCGCCATCGAGAAGGAGCTGAAGGCGCAGCTGGAGGCCTCGCCGCGCAGCCGCCGCGACCTGCCGGGGCTGCGCAAGGCGATCGAGGACTTCTACGACGAGCACGCCGGCTGGGCCGGGAAGAAGATGCATCCGATCTACCAGGCGTACGGGGAGCTGATCGCCGGCGCCATGGCCGACGAGCTCGGCCTCGACCCGGAGGACGACCCGTCGCCCGAGCTCGATCGCTTCATCTCCGACTACGCCAAGCGCTTCGGCGTCCGCGAGGCCTCCGAGGGCCGGCTGCAGCTGCTCGCCCTGATGGAGGAGGGGGACGAAGAGGCGATCGCACTGGCGATGAGCACGCGGCTGGGGGAATGGAAGGAGAAGCGCCCGGGGAAGATCGCCGACATCGAGGCCACGCGCGCCATGGCTGCGGTCGCGAAGGTCCTCTATGTCGCCGCCGGCGTCACAGTGCTGCGCTGGGTCGCGAACCCCGGGGCTTGCCCGTTCTGCTCGGCGATGGACGGCAGGGTGGCGGGGGTGCAGCAGAATTTCGTCAACGCCGGCCAGGGCGTCGACGGGGGCGAGGGGACGGACGGCCCGATGAAGCCAAGCGACGACATCGGCCACCCGCCCCTTCACGACCACTGCGAATGCGATATCGTGGCGGATTAGGAGAGCGCCTTGATCATCTGCGGGGATCTTATAGGGGCGCACTGCTGCCCGAGCTGTCACGAAGATGCTAATGAATCGCATGGTGACCTGCTCGAGATCGAGAAAGACGGCCGCGTCGTCGCGCGGTCCTGCTGCGAGATGGTTGATGACGTACGGGCCGAGCTTGAGCGTCGTGGCCTAGGAGGAGAGCCATGCTGAGGGAACTGGAAACGCGGTTCGTGAAGGGCACGGAGCTGCGGCTGTCGGGCGACGACAAGGCGCCGGTGCTCTCCGGCTACATCGCCGTCTTCGGGCAACTCTCCGACGACTTCGGCGGCTGGCGCGAGAGGATCGCGCCCGGGGCCTTCACCGAGACGATCGGCCTGCACGACATCCGGGCCCTCTGGAACCACGAGAACGACCTGGTGCTGGGGCGCAACAAGTCGGGCACGCTCGAGCTCTCGGAGGACGAGAAGGGCCTCGCCTTCAAGAATCGGCCCCCCGACACGACCTGGTTCCGGGACCGCGTCGTCAGCCTTAAGCGCAAGGATGTGACGGGCTCGAGCTTCGGCTTCTACACCGACGCCGACGAGTGGGGCACCGAGCCGGACGGCACGCGCGTCCGGACGCTGAAGAAGGTCACGCTCGTCGAGGTCAGCCCGGGCGTCACCTTCCCCGCCTACCCTCAGGCCTCGACCGAAGTGGCGCGCCGATCGATGGACGCCTGGCTGGCGGCAGAGGCTGGACAGCGGGGTCCGGATCTGGTAGACATGGAGTTGCGAAGTCGGCGTCTGCGGTTGCAGCGCCAGGTTCTCTGAGAGCATAAACCCACACCCCCGACCGCGTTGTGCGGGTCGCCGCGGGCCACCTACCGGAGCGGATGTTCCGGCAAGGCGCCAGCAGCGCGGAAGGGCGTGACCCACCACCGGGGCGGAGTTCCCGGTGAGCCGTCACACATACGGTTCACCGGAGGAATCCGCCCATGCTCACCATCACCGAAATCCAGGCACTACGCCGCAAGAACCAGGAAACCTGGGCGAAGAACGACGCCGTCCTGAAGAAGGCCGCCGCCGAGAAGCGCGACCTCACGCCCGAGGAGAAGACCGCCTGGGACAAGGTCGAGCAGGAGTACGACGCCCGTCGCCTGGAGATCGAGGAGGCGGAGAGGGAGCACGACCGCCAGCAGCGGCACGAGGCCCGCCGGCAGGAGCTGGACAAGCTCGACACCCGGCTCGCCGGCCGGGAGGGCGATCCCGAGGCGGCCAAGAGCCAGGATCGGAAGGCCCAGGAACGCGCCCTGCGGGCCTTCATCACCCAGCCCCCGACCAACTGGGACGAGGAAACCCGGGCCCTCATCGCCAAGAACCAGCAGCTCGTGCCCCAGGAAGCGCGCCAGCTGGGCCACGGGTTCGTCCTGCCCGGGCGCCGGAGCTACGTCTTCGGCAGCGACGCCGAGAAGCGCGCCCTGACCGCGGCCGCCAACGCGACCGTGGCGGAGGACTTCATGCGCGAGCTCGACGTCGCGCTGAAGTCCTACTCGGGCATGGCCCAGGCGGCCCGCGTCGTCAACACCGAAACCGGCGCCGACATGCCGTTCCCGACCATGGACGATACGGGGAACATCGGCGCCCTTCTCGCCGAAGGCAGCGCGGCAGCCGACACCGCGGATCCGACGCTCGCCGCGGTGACCATGCAGGCGTTTCTCTACACCTCCAAGATCGTCCGCGTCCCCAACCAGCTCCTGCAGGACGCCGCCTTCTCGGTGGATTCCTTCCTGCCGGCGGCGCTGGGCGTCCGGCTCGGGCGCATCCTGAACAACCACGCGACCCTCGGGACCGGCTCGAGCCAGCCGCGGGGCCTCGTCACGGCCATCCTCGCCGACACGGTCGAGCTGAAGGCCGCCTCCGCCACGGCCATCGCCTTCGGCGACGTCGTGAACCTGTACCACGCCGTCGATCCGGCCTACCGGACCGGCGACAGGGTGGGGTTCATGATGCACGACGACATCCTGAAGGTCGTCGAGAAGATCGTCGACTCCAATGGCCGGCCGATCTTCCGGCCCGCGAACGATTCCATCGGATCGGTGGCGACGATCTACAACCGTCCGATCTACATCAACCAGGACATGGACAACACCGTCGCCGAGGACAAGGAGAGCATCGTCTTCGGAGACTTCAACCACTACATCATCCGCAGGGCCCTGAACCCTGTGCTGATGCGGCTGGCCGAGCGGTACGCCGAGTTCTTCCAGACCGGTTTCGTGATGTTCGACCGCTGGGACGGCGACATGGTCGGTGGGGCCGGAAGGGCTCTCAGGCTCCTCTCGCACAACCTGGTGTAGTTCCTCAGCAGGGCGGGGCCTTCGGGTCCCGCCCTGCCATCCTCTCCTCTGGAGGCCTCGATGAACGTGAAGCTGTTGCAGGGTCAATCAGGCCCCGGGTGCGGTGGGGCGGGATTTTTCATGCCGCGCCAGATCATCAAATGCTCCGACCGACAGGGCGCCAAGTGGATCGAGGAAGGCATGGCGGTCGAGGCGAGCCCGAATGCCGAGACCGACGGCGAGTTCTTCGAGGAGGTGTCCGAGCCGGAACCGCCGCCGCGGCGCCGGCAGCCCGAGCGACCCGATGCCCGAAAGCCCGAGACCCCGGAGGACAAGGAACCGGCGGCAAGCTGCGCCGGAACAACGACCCTGGGGAACCCGTGCAAGAAGGCGCCGGTCCCGGGCTCGGAGTTCTGCGCCAAGCACCAGGCGTAGGACGGGCCGGCCGGCAGTGAACGTGCGCAGTGAACCGTCTCGCGAAGGAGGTGACGACGATGTTGTCCAAGGTCTCCCGTAGTGCCCTCTGCCTCTCCCTTGTGGCGATCCTCCTGGCCGTGGCCGCGCCCGTCCTGGCGGCGGACGGCAAGGGGGAGCTGTCCTTCTCGGCCTCCCTGTTCAATCCCAACGACGGGGGCTCGAGCTGGACGGCGCGCGCCGAGTACCTGATCCCGGCCGGGGATTACGTCTACTTCGGTCCCTCGGGCGAGCTGAGCGACGGCCCCGGCTACAACGCCGGCGCCCTCGGTGGGGCGTTCGAGGTGCATCTGGGGAAGACGTGCGGGCCGGGCTTCGGCGCCGCCGCCTACAAGCCGACGGGCGACGCGGCCGATGCGACGAACGTCCTCTACGAGGCGCGCGCCCTGTTCGAGTGCGGCAGTCAGAACGCCGCCCTCAAGCTGACGGCACGCCAGGTCTGGAGCAAGGACAGCGCCGGCGCCACCACCGACCCGGACGGCACGCAGTTCGATGCCGGGGTCGTCTGGCGCTTCTGAGGAACCGACCCACCACGAGGGGCCGTCCCGGACTGCGACGACCGGGGCGGCCCTGAGGAGCTCATGGGCTACCAGGCACAGCAGGGCGTTCCGCTGACCCTGTTCCATCCGGTCAGGGACATCAACGAGAACTATGTCGCCGGCCAGGCGGCTGCTGTCACGAAGCAGCTGCTGGGGCCCGACCGTCTCGTCGACGCCGTCAGCCCGGTGGTGCTCGTCGATTACGCGGTGGCCGGCTGGGTCGCGGTGACGCTCACGCTGCCGCTTCTCGGCCAGTACACCCTGCACCTGACGAATCCCGCGGATCCGGTCGCCGACGGCCGCACGACCCCCTACGACGTCTTCGTCGGCACGGGTGTCGCGGTCGGCACGGGCCTCCTGACCTCGCTCGATCGCGTGCGCGCCCGAATGATGCTGAAGAAGCCCAACTCCAACCCCGAGGTCCCGATCCAGCCGGGCGAGAGCCATCCGTTCGACGCCCTGATCAACCTGCTGATCTCCGAGGTCTCGGACGCCTACCAGGGCCGCCTGGGCCGGACGTTCGCCGAGGCCGATTACGTCGAGTACCTGGACGGCACGGGTCGGGGCAGCCTGGTCCTCGGGAACGGCCCCCTCGTCTCCTTCAGTTCGCTCAACTGGGTGGACTACCAGGACGATGGCGCCGGCGGCGTCACCGAGGTCCTGACGGTAGTACCCCGCAGCTCGTACGTCCTAGCGGGGCTCCGCAGCCAGACCCGCTACTACGGGCTCGGCCGGGTTGATCTGCTCGGCGGAGGCCTCTTCACCCCGGGGCCGCGGCGCTACAAGGCCGCCTATCGGGCCGGGTTCTCCCCGCTCCCGGAGGGCCTGGTCGGCCTGGCCACCGAGGACATCGTCTACCGGCTGATGACGCGCGAGACCGGTCACCTGCTGAGCCAGTCCCTGGGGGACGGGACCATCAGCTACATGCGACCGCAGCAGATGGACGAGGCGCGCGAGACGGTCCTGTCGACCTACATACTGGCGGCCGCATGAGCTTCTTCCTCGACACCAAGGTCCTGGGCATCCCGGAGGTGCAGTCCCTCCTGAGCCAGGTCGACCACGAGCTGAAGCAGGGACAGCGCGGCCGCCTGAAGGAAGCGTCCGGCCTGGTGGCCGACGAGATGCGCGCCCGCACGCATAGCCGGCGGGTGGCCAAGGCGGTCAGCTTCGATGTGAAGGTCAACTCCCTCATCGACTTCGAGGCCCGCATCGGTCCAACGCGCCGGGGTGCGTTCTTCGCGCATTTCCTCGAGTTCGGGACCAGCCACAGCCGGGAGTTCCCGTTCGCCGAGCCGGCCCTCGAGGCGACCGAGGAGAAGGTCATCGACCTGGTCGGGTTCCCCCCCGTCCTCAATTGATGGAGGCTCTGATGAAACTGCGCCGCCCTGTCGTTCTGCTGGCCATCCTGGCCGCGATCGCGCTCTCCCTGGCCTCTCCTGCCCTGGCGGACGGCCGGCTCACTCTCCAGGCGCTGGGCGCGCAGACCACAGCCGGGAATGGAGCCGGTATAGACGTCGGGCTCGCCCGCACCTTCTTCGCAGTGGTGCGGGTGACGGCCGGCTCCGGAACCGTCACCACCTTCGATGTCTGGCTCGAATGCAGCATCGACGGGACCAATTTCACCGAGTGCGCAGTCGACGATCGCGTCAAGGCGACGACCACTGGGGCCGGCCCGCACACGGACAACGTCATCAAGGTGGTGGCCGAGACCGCCGTCACGACCTCGGCCGTCTATTCGGCCAAGGTCTCGCCGGACACCGCCGTCCAGGTGATCCGGGCCCGCTGGAACATCGTCGGCACCACGCCGTCCGAAACGTTCGAGGTCCTGCTGAACACGAAGTAGGGAGAAGCAAGAGCTATGCCGACCAAGGCCCAGCTAGTGCGCGAAGCCCTCGAGACCGAGATCAAGAAGGTCTCGGGCATCGGGCACGTCAGCTCGCAGCCGAAGCTCTGGAAGGACGAGAGCAACCTGCCGGCCGCCTACGTCATCCTCGATTCGGACGACAGCCGGTTCGAGCCGACCGAGTCGAAGACGGTGGAGTGCCGCTTCCGCATCGCCACCGTCCTGCAGAGCGAGAACCCCCAGGACGTCTTCGACGACCTGCGGGGGGCGATCGAGACCGAAATCGAGGACGACCCGAGCCTGGGGGGGCTCGCAGACGTCGCGTTCGTCTCGGGCGTCGGGGGCTTCGCCACCTCCGTGGCGATCGCCGGCCAGGTGTACGTGCGGAACATCTTCGTCGACGTCACCTACAAGCACGCCAGGGGGGCGCCATGAGCCGACTGAAGTATGTGGGACCGTTTCCCAGCGCAGTGCTCTACGACGGCCGCGAGGTGGAGCGCGGGGCCGCCTTCGAGGTCCAGGACGAGGCCATCGCCAAGAACCTCCTCAGCCAGGAGGACAACTACGCGCCGGCGGACGATGCGCCGCGCGCCAGAACGCGGGCGCCGAAGTAAGCCCGAGCTCACGAGGAGGGGTCCATGGGTGCAGGCCGAAACAGCTACTTCGGGTGGGTCCAGGAGACGCCCTGGGGGACGCCCGTCACGCCGCCGACCAAGTGGCTCGAGATCGTCTCCGAGGGCCTCCAGGGCATCAACGACCAGGTCGCCCGGCCGGTCATCCGCGCGCTGCACAAGCGCGAGGGGAATCTGTATGACGAGAAGCAGGGGGGCGCGGGGCCCGTCGCCTGCGAGCTGAACTACGTCGGGCTGCTGCGGCTCCTCGAGCACCTGACCGGGACCTCCCCGAGCGCCAGCGCCTTCGACGCCGGCGCCCGGAACGAGTTCAACTTCACCCTGGCCGCTGGCGAGCTGATGGCCGGCAAGGGCCTCACGGGCTACATCTTCAAGGACCAGACTCAGGAGGAGCAGTACGCCGGCATGAAGATCCGCCAGGGCACCTTCAGCTTCGACCCGAAACGGAACAGCCAGATCGAGCTCGACTTCGTCGCCAAAGCGATGCTCCAGGTCGCGGTCACGGCGCCGACGTTCCCGGGGACCTCGACCTACGTCGCCGGCCACCAGCTGAGCTGCGAGATCGACGACGTCGTCCGGAAGTTCGACTCGGCCACCCTGACGATCAACAACGCCCTGGACGACGACAAGCGCGTCCTGGGCAGCAAGAACATCGACGAGCCGGTCCGGGCGGACATGGTCGAGGTCACGGGCGAGGTCACGGTCGACGCCGTCCAGGCCGATCTGACGAAGTTCCTGGCCGGCACGCTCTTCAAGCTCGAGTTCAACCATACCGGTGCCGTGCTCGGGACCGGGAATTACAAGCTGAACTTCCTGATGAACAAGTGCCGGCTCGTGAGCGACCCGATCAAGGTCGATGCCCCAGGCATCGTGAAGTCGACGCTCGCCTTCGAGGCGCTGCTGCCGACCACGGGCCTGGCCGACATGCTATCGATCCTGGTCAGCACGAGCGAGTCGGTCATCGCGTAACGCAACGAAGGAGGACACGATGTCGGAGAACAACGGGGCCGGTCGTCTGACCAGCGCCGACGAGCTGCTGGCCCAGTCCCGGAAGGTCGTGGAGCTGCCCGACGGCATCACCGTGGAGATCCGCCGGGTCGGGAAGGCGAAGCTCGCCCAGATCATCCGGGGCATCCCGGACGTCAGCGCGCTCGCGCGCCTGAAGGATCAGGACGAGAAGGACACCGACGAGCGATCATCCGACCAGAAGCTCGCCGCCGGCGAGGCGATCGGTCGAATGATGGAGGGGGTCATCCTGGCGAGCGTGCGCTCTCCCCAGCTCAGCGCCGACGGGTCCACCGGCCCGAGCCCGAGCGACTTCTCGCCCGAGCAGCAGGGCATCCTCTTCCGCGAGATCCTGGCGCTGTCGCGGTTCAGCCAGGAGGTGGGAGAGGGGGTGCTCCCTTTGTCCAAGACCGCCGGGTGATGGAGGGGCTCGACTCCATCGCGAAGCGGTACGGGGTCCTGCCGTCTCAGGTGCTGGCCGTCGAGGACGAATACGTCGCCATGACGATCGACCTGTGGGCCCACAACTGGGGCGTTCAGAAGGACGCGCACGACATGCGCGAGGCACAGCGGCGCAGGGGACGACGTGGCCGATAAGAAGCGCTCCGTCAGCATCATCATCCAGGCGCGCAACGACGCGAGCAAGGCCCTCAACTCGGTCCTGAGCTCGCTCTCCTCGTTCGCCGGCATCGCCATCGGCGTCACGGCGGCCGCCGGCGCCATGTCCATCGCGTTCAAGAAGGTCGTCGACGCCGCCTCCGAGCAGGAGAAGTCGGACGTCGCCCTCGCCCAGGCGCTCACGACCGTCGGCCAGAACACCGAGGCCACCCGTGCGGACCTCGGCGCCTTCATCGACGAGATGGAGGATCTGACCAAGGTCAACGACGAGACCATCTCCTCCGTCCTCTCCCTTCTGACGCAGTTCGGCCGGCTCCGGGGGGAGGGCCTGAAGCAGGCGACCCGGGCGGTCCTGGACTATTCGGCCGCCACAGGGACCGACGCCGTCACGGCCGCCACCCAGCTCTCGAACGTCATCGTCAAGGGGACCGGCCGCCTCGCCGGCATCAACACCAAGTTCGCCGAGGGGGCAACATCGGCTGAGCGCTACAACCAGGTCATCCGCCAGCTCCAGAACCTGCACGGCGCGGCCGAGGCCAAGGGGAAGACATTCGAAGGCGCGCTGGCGCAGATCGGCATCGAGTTCGAGCGCCTCGAGGAAACGATCGGCAAGAACATCATCGAGAGCGAGGCCTTCCGCACGGTCATCGAGGTGTTCTCGGGCCTGATCAAGGCGGCGACCGGCATCGTGAAGGAACACGGGGGCACCTTCCGGGAGCTCATCACGCTATGGGCCCAGGGGGCCATTTTCATCACCCGGCTGGGGGTGCAGTTCGCCACCTGGGAGGTCCAGCTGATCGAGAGCAACATCCGGGCGGCCGAGTTCGTCGTGACGCTCGGCACCCTGGTGACCGCCCTGGGCGCGGTCGCCGCAAAGAAGCTCGGCTTCGACGCAGAGGGCATCGCTCGGGCCGCCGCTGGGATGGCCAAGATACTCCCGGACCTCGAGAGGGCACGGGCTCTCGTGGGGGGCTTGGGCGATGCCGGCGAAGAAGCGCTCAAGGCCCTGGACGACGCCCTCAAGAATCTGAAGACCGGGACCGTCGGGGTCGGGAAGGTAGTGCCGCAGGTGGGCACCGATCTGCAGACCGTCACCACCGCAGCCGAGGCCCTGGACGAGGTGATGAAGCAGCTCGGCGGCCCCACGCTCGAGCAGCTCGAGAGGCAGGCCGGGGCGGTGGATCGTGCTCTGTCCCTGGTCGCCGAAGCCCAGGAGACGAGCGCCAACCCGGAGCAGTACGACGCCATCATCGAATCCCTCATTCAGATCACCGAGCAGACCCAAGGGTGGATAACGGACCTGACTGCGGCCGCCGGTGCCACTTCCAACGTGAGCTCGGTAATGCGTGATGTCGAGCTGGCCGCTGGAGAAGCCGCGACGCAAGGTGCCCTGCAGCTAGGCGATGCGCTCATAGATGCGGCCATGGGCGCGAAGGTTGCCTTCTCTCAGTTTCTCAAGCGACTGCTGGCCGATATGGCGAAGGCCATCGCGAAAGCGCTCATCCTGCGGGCCATTCTAGGGATCGCGACGAGCGGCGGGAGCGAGATTGCTGGCGGGGCCGCCGGAGCCGGGGGCGCCAGCATCGGCGGCGGCCTTGTATCCGCCGCCGAAGGAGGACTCGTCACCGGAGGGATTCTTGGTCGTGATTCCGTAGCCGCGATGCTCATGCCAGGAGAGGTTGTCCTGCCGCGCAATCTCGCGCAGAACTTCGACGCGCTCGCTGAGCAGGCTGGCGATGCGAGGCGACCGCGGTCCATGGGGCGATCCTCGGACGTATCGTCCGTCATCGCCCAATTCAATCTTCACGTCCTCGACAAGCAACGTGTCGTGCGGGATTTGATCGACGCCTTCAACGAGGCCGTGGAGAGGAAGGGGTATCGGTTGGTGTCGTCCGAGGTGCGGACGTGAGAGCCAGCTCCTTCAGCGCAGCCAGGTGCGCCTTTTCCTTCTGGCACTCTTCGGGTGTGCGATGCGTGTGATGCCGCCAATCGCCGCCGGCCTGGAAGTTCGCGGAGCCGACCTCGACGACGCTTCGGGTCTCGTCCTGCCTCACGACGGCGAGCGCCGAGCAGGCAGGCACGGTGTGGGAGCAGCCCGTCAGTTCAGAGCCATACGGAAGCCCCCATACCGGTCCGACGCCGAACAACGAGCCAAGCATCGCAATACCGACGAAGCTGCCGGTGCTTGGGACCAGGCAGAGATCGACCGGAACATATCGGAGCGGAGGTCCTTCGGACAGCCGGCATCGCAGCTGCGTCTCCTTGCCATCGCGCAGGACCGTGAGCCGCACGATCTGGCGAGGGCGCTTGCCGGTCAGCTCTCGTGTCATATCGGCCGTTCCCAGAATCTTCATGCCATCCATCTCAATGACCAGATCGCCGGATCGCAGGTAGTCCATATCGGTCTCGCTCGTGGGCAGGGAGCTGCTGTTCAGCCTCGGGACGGGCATGCCATCGACGATGAAGGCTCCACGGCTCTTGGGCGTGCCGAAGACGTCCTCCAGGCCGGGCGGAATGTCAGTCATGAAGACGCCCAGGACTCCACGGGGCTCGAGCTCATCATCCGCTCGCAGGGGATGGGGCAATACGACGATGAGAGATGCGAGGCCCATAACGCATGCAGCAATTCGTTCAACAGTCATTCGACCTCCTTCTCAGTCAACTGCCTCCAGGTTGGTCCAGTAGCCCTGCACGTTGCCTCGTCGTCTGACTTTAACCAGCCCGGAGAAGATAGCAGTATCCACGGTGAACACGACCTCACCCTTCTTGAAGAGGGTGCATTCACCGTTGACGATGCCGGCGGCAAGTCCACGATTGAAAGCCTCACGGTCTCCCTGAGCCGAAAAGCGCGTGAGCTGACCGAAATATTCTCGATCGGCGCAGCCAGGCCACTGGTTTACGGATATCCGATGGGATCCATCGCTCGGCGTGTTCTGCGTGATCTGAGCATCGGGCCGCTTTTCGTGCTTGGGCGCCGGCGCCGGTTCCTCGGTGGGACGAGGCATCTTGCGCAGCTCCCTTGCGGCCCACACCACGACGAACAGGGCGATGCCCATCGCAACGACGACCTTCTTCATGCGGAAGCCTCCTCCCTGGCTGACGGTATGTGTCGGAATCGTACGCCCATGAGGCGTTGCGCGCAACCAGTTTCGGAGGCCGCCTGATGCGCATCAACCCGGGGGACGGGGGCGGGGGTGGTGGCGGCGGGACAGGACCGACGCCGGGCCAGCAGGCCGTGGCGGCGCGCCGGCTGCGGGGACCTGGCCATCGCCGAGGAGAGGGTCAGCGTCGTGACGCCGGCGGGCGAGTACCTGACGCCGGCGCCCGTGCAGATCAAGGGCGGCAACGCGACGGTCGAATACGACCAGGTCAACCGCGTGACGGCCATCACGCTGGCCGACGTCCTCCTGTCAGGGCTGGCGGGGGACCGCCCGACCTCGCCGGCGAACCCCTGTCTCTACATCGCGACGGACACGGGGGCGCACTCGAGCTGGGACGGTGCCACCTGGAGGACGATCTAGTGCTGAGACTTCTGCTTGTCGTGGTGGCGTCTGCCATGGCGTCTGCCATGCCTTACATCATGGCAACCGGCACAGAGAGTAACGCCATTCGAGACCGTGAATCTCAGGTCTGGAGCCGCCTTCCACGACATGAGGTGATGGGCGGCGAGCCTCTCCGTGGATCCGCAATCCTGGCAGGAGTGCCCATCCCGATCGAGTACGGCCCTCCTCCACCGCTTCTGCTCCGCCCTGAAACGGTTTCGCTCGCGGTGGAGCGTATGTCCATCGATCCAGCGCGTGGAGTCTGGGCCGACCATGCCCTTCTGCCTAGAGGATCGGCTGCAATAGGTCTTTCGAAATGTTCGCCTGGCGAAGACCTGACCACAATGCCTGCATGCGGGCCTGGGCGCTCGCATGGACCAGCAAGCCTTCGAGCAGAACTTCGAAGTGAGCGCCCTATATCTGTGTTGAACATACGGACGCATGCAGACCGTGCAAGCGAGAACGATCCGCGCACGGGGCGGCCGGTAACGGTGGGATGCGGCGGGCGGTGGATCCAGTTCGGACATTCACGGATTCTACTCCCGGAGGGCGACTAGCATTTTCGATATCACCTACAGCGACGGCGAGAAGACCTGGCGGCAGAGGGGCCAGTGGGAGGACCTGCCGGCCGACCGCGTCCAGGTCGTCGACTACATCCAGGCGGACGGCGATCGCGTGCGCCTGGCGGGGTTCGATTCCTACTACCTGGCCGGCCTGCTGTGGGGGGGAACGTACGACGAGAAGGGGATCTGGGCGGTGGACGGCTGGCGCTACGAGTTGAGGCCTGGAGAGCGGGCGCGCCTGGTGCGCGCCTCCGGCGAGGTTCCGGAGGGAGCGCTGGTCAAGCGTGGCTCCCTAATCCCCGACGACCTGGCCGCGACGATCGGTCTGAAGGCGGACTGGCGACTGTACTACGACGCACGCCGGGCCGCGATGGGGGCATAGATGGGGCAGATACAGGTCCCGCCGGACAGTACGGGGAAAATCATCGACACCTCGACCGTCTCCGGGAAGGAGCGGCAGATCGTCCAGATCGGGGGCTCCCAGGCGGCCGGCCAGGCTGTCGAGCCCATCAACACAGCGCCGGCGGGGAGCGAGTATGCTTCGCCCGTCCGGAACATCCCGTCCGGGACGCAGCCCGTATCGGCTGCCGCGCTCCCCCTGCCGGCCGGTGCGGCCACGGACGCCACGGTGGCCGCGATCACAGCGGCGGTCGCCGCGGCGCTGAACGAGCCGATCAGCAGGCAGAACGAGATCCTGCTGGGCATCCTGCGCGAGCTCAAGACCCTGCGGCTGGGGTTCAGCCGGGACGTACGGGACATGCCCGGCGACAACGACAATGAAATTGACGTGACGACCACGAACTAGGAGGAGCGCCCATGCTGTCAGAGCTGATCATCCGCAGGATCGCCAAGGCCACCAGCCGTCTCGAACACCGGGGCACGCCCCTCGGGAGCCTCGGGATCGCGCAGACCGAGCTGGAGCAGCTCGAGCTGGCGCGCAGCGGCCGCATGTTCCACGGAGGCCTCCAGCTCGCGGCCAATGGCATCGCGCCGGACACGGCCCTGCCGACGACCACGGCGAAGCTCGCCCTGTACAATTCGGCCTCGGACGGCGGCAGGATCCTGTGCATCGATCACCTGCACGTCTTCGTGGTCTCGGGCACGCCGGCCGCAGGGCTGACCCTCTGGGTCTGCATCTCCAACGGCAAGCTCGCGACGGCCGTCGGCGCCATGGCGACGGGGTTCGGGGCGGGGCCGACCAATGGCCAGGCGGCCGCAGCCTCTTTCGCGCGGTGGGGCACGGCGGTGACTCTGCCCGCCGGGACGATCTGGTCCTCGAGGGGCGGGAGCTTCCAGCTGGCCGCGGCGAACTTCGGGCAGAGCGACCAGCCCTTCGAGGTGCGCGGCTCCCTGGTCATCCCACCGGGGTACGCGATGGGCGTGGCGATCCTCTCCGGGGCGGGCACCACGCCTCTGTATGGCGTGAGCGCGCGCTGGGCTGAGGTGGAGACCGACGTCGAACCGTAGTGCAGGCAGGGACCACCGTGACGCATGAGTCTCGCAACCTGGCTGTTCTGGTGGTGGACCGGGCCGACGCCCGACGCGCCGCCGGCCACCCGGGGGCGATGGAGATGGACGCTCGATGACGAGGACAGCGACCTGGCGGGTCCCGCGCCCACCCTCTACAACCGGAGGCTCCTGCACTTCCCGGACAACGAAGGCACGTTCCTCGTTACCATCGCGTTCGGCGCCACCGAAGCCGGCTACTATTTTTCGCCGGCAGGCCAGCCTGGAAACAGCTTCTGGCCCGGAGGGCTTCTCTGGACCGTCCAGGTCTACGTCTTTGTGGCGAACCCGAACATCAGCTTGCAGGTGGGGTTGTACCGGTATGACGGCGAGGGGAATCCGGTTGAGGCCTATGCCGCCGGATCGGCGCCCCAGAGCCTCGGGACGACCGGCGCGAAGGTCTTCACCGGTTTCACGCTCGACCAGTTCGCCGCCCCGAAGCCGACGCCCGGACACCGCTTGCGCCTCCTGCTGCTGTTTGACAGGCCGCCAGTCAAGAGCACGGGCGACGTCACGCTCGGCTTCGGTGACCCGGAACGCGACTTCGTTGAGGTCCCGATAGCCATGGGCGCCACGCAGATCAACTGGAACGGCAACACCTTGGTCTTCCCGGGCCCGCTCACGGACTATCTGCGCAAGCTCCGGAGCGACGGGGAGACGGACGTCAGCGGGGGCGGCGTGGTGGCGGGGCTGCTGCACCACTACTACTTCCAGGTTCAGGCGCAGCTCGCCAGGTTCACGGACGCCCAGTTCCGCAGTGACCTCGAGGCGTTCTGGAGCTGGGCCGAGCAGCGCAAGCAGTTCGCCTTCGCCCTGGACGCCGCCGACGTCGTCGACCTGGTGCTCAACGGCAGCGCCGCGGCCGGCCAGAAGGACATCCCTCTGGCCGACACGTCCACGGTCGTGGTGGGCAAGGAGTACCGCCTGCGCGAGGCGGCGGGGCCCGAATTCGAGATCATCAAGGTGGCGTCGATCGTGACGAACGTGAAGGCGGTGGCGCAGAGCAACCTGAAGTTCGGATACGTCTCGGGGGACAGCTTCCGGTCCCCCGACTACTTCCCGAAGATGGTGGCGCTGGACGCCGACGAGCCGGTCATCGAGCACCCGACCAACTGGACGCTCGAGCTCCTGATGCGCGAGGACAAGGGCTGATGGTCTTCAACCCGAACGCCAACTGGACGGCCCGCACGCTCGCCGCGGCGAAGAACCCGGTGTACTACATGGCGATCGAAGGGCTGACCACCAAGCACTTCTCGACCGGCCCAGTCCGCGCCGCCGCCGTCACGAAGAAGCCGCTCCTGCGGGTCCCGGACAATATCGCCCAGAAGCTCTTCCAGCTCCAGGGGAAGGCCTCGCTCAACACGATCTCCTTCGAGCTGACCGAAAAGGATGGGGAGATCCTGGACCTGATCGCCACCGACAAGAACAGCCCGACTTTCCCGACCCTGCTGAACCGGGCCGTGACGCTGTACTCGGGGTACGCCGACCTGAACGAATCGGACTATGCCCCGGTCGGCTTCGGCCAGATCGACGCCGTCGAGATGACCGACAACGGCCTGGCGGTGAAGTTCTCCCTGGTCGACCTGAGGCGACACCAGAACGATGACATCTTCGAGAACGCCTCGGCCAAGCAGTCCGTGGCGGTCAACACCAAGCTGGCGGCCGATGCCGCGGCGGGGGCGACGAGCATCACGGTCCTGGACGCCACCGACATCTCGGGGCCCTCGAACGATCAGGGCAGCGTGGGGGATGGCCTCTACCTGGGGCCCTCGAGCGACGGGGGCTACACCGGCCAGGAGGAGAAGGTGACGGTGCACACGGTGAACGGCAACGTCCTCGGGCTGGAGATTCCACTGACCAAGGCCTTCAAGGCCGGGGACGAGGTGCGGTGGCCGACCAGCGTCATCGAGGGGAATCCCATCAACATCCTCTATACAGTGCAGACGGGGGACTTCTCGAACGGCACCTTCCCTCTGACCAAGAAGCGGGGGGAGCTGACGGGCATGGGGATCGCCGCCGGGTTGATCGATGGGGCCGGGCTGCAGAAGGAGCGGGACCGGGCCTACGACTGGGAGATCTGGCGCTTCGAGATCAAGGAGCCGGTCCCGGCGTTCAAATTCCTCGAGCAGCAGATCTACCGTTTCCTGGGTTACCCCAGAACGACGATCGACGGGAAGCTCTCCTTCCGGCTCTGGCGGGCCGCCTGGCCGGACGACGCAGAAGTGGGCCTGCCGACCCTCCTGAAGAGCGACATCCTGCGGTGGCGCTGGCGGCGGGCGCACGAGCTGCACGTCAACCGCTGCGTCCTGGGGGTGGAGCTGGACCCGGAGACCGGCGAGCCGCAGTCCCGGACGACGGTCGAAGACGCGGCCGACCAGGCTGCCACGAAGGAGACGATCTCCTTCGAGGAGGACAACACCGGTTTCCGGGATGCGTTCAGGGGGGCGCGGATCGCCGAGGCCGTGGGCGCGGTCGTCCTGCGGCGCTACGTCGTACCGCCACCCCAGATCGAGGTCTGGTGTCCGCTGACGAAGCGGGCCTATGAGCTGGGGGAGGACATCGCTCTGACGCACGACGAGATCCCGAACACCCGGACGGGGACCCGGGGCCTCTCGGGCGAGCGTCTGGAGATCGTCGAGCGCGAGGAGATCTTCGCGGCCGGGGAGGTCCGGTTCGTGCTGCAGACCGGAAACTACTCGCGGCCCGCCTGGATCGGCGAAGACGGCGGGGCGACCGATTACAACTCGGCCACGGATGCCGAGAAGGAATCCGCCTGGATCGCTCCCGACTCCGGGAACTTCCTGATCGACGGCCTTGAGCCGTACGAGATCTGCTGATGGCCTATTCCGCCTTCACCGACGCCGAGACCAACGCCCGGGCCAAGCTGCGCCAGGCGTTCTTCAAGAAACTCAAGGACAACGACGCCTTCCACAAGAGCCGGGTCGACCAGCTGTATTCGGGGCTCCGCTTCTTCGATCATTTCAACTGGCGGACCGACACGAACAACCGGTCCTGGGGCGCGCCGGATGGCGAGGGGGCCACCCTCGGCGGCGGCAATG